CAACTGTACCGTTAGCACCATAGATAGTAAGTGCAGTAGTCGGGGTTCCGCCTACGTTAACACTAAATGTCATATTCTGACCGCTTGTTTGGTTAGCAAGAGTAACAACACCTGCTCCCGAGACGCTTAATTTAGCATCACTGTCTTGCCCAACGGTTAGACCAGTGTCGTTAAGAATACCCAAGGTACCCGATGTAGTATCGTTGCTTGTTGAACTTAAAAATCCAGCTGAGTCAATACCATCAAGTAGTTGAGCGTCTGTTGACGTTCCCTGGAATAGAGGAGTTTGTCCGCCAACTGTTGTAGCAAGCGTCATGCCAGGGCGTACAGTTGTGAATCCGGTAATTGACGATTGAGGAGTAAAGGTAGCATCCTTGGACATAATTGCCACAACGCTATCTTCAACAAAGAATTTAATAACAACGTGGCTAACCGCTGTGTTGTCAACAATTGTATCAACAATTGCACCAGTTGTACCAGTACCAGCAGTAAACGCTGGACCAACAAGAAGCCAAGCAGTGCCAGTGTAAACTTTTAACTGTGCATTTGTTGAGTCGTACCACAAGTCTCCTTGCTCGCTAGTTGCGCCACTTGGTGCAGACGACTGCGCTGTTGCGCCACCGATACGCTTCCAAGAAGCACCATTGTAAACGTTCAAGATTCCATTACCGGAATCCCACCAGATCTGACCAGTTAGTGGCGCACCAGGTGCGGTTGTGTTAGATGAATTTTCTAGCAAGTGGATAAAGTTTTCGTCTAAAAACTCTCCGTAGCCAGCGTAGTTTTTACCTACTAAAGTCATTGAACTAGATGTGTTGATGGTACCATCTGCAATAGTAGCAAAGATTGCGCCATCAGTTAGGTTGATTGTATATGCCATTTGGGTTACTCCGTGTCCTTAATTTATTTATTTACCGATAATCTATCCATATTACGCTTGACTTAAATTAGTTAAAGTCTGGATACGTAATGTATAATCAATTTGAATTTGACGGTTCAAACTCTTCTGTACTGGGTGAAAAATTACGTGTGTAATTAATCTTAGGTTATCTACTGCGCCGTTCCAGCATTTTAGTCCTAATTCGTCAAATACATATTCACCGTTAAAGTTTGTTGAATTGTCGAATGCTTGTTGTCCTGCAGGCTCGCCATAGTCTAACAAACAAGAAACTAAAATGTCAGTATAAACTTTGCCAGTTGTGTGCAAAACTGTCATTTTGTTATTTGTTGCATCGGTGTTTGCGCTCGAATTATCATCGACAACTTTTGCATAAGTTTCGTTATATAAGTCGGCGTTTTGACCTGTTGTATTAGGAGGCAAATATGTAATAACTCCTGTTGGGTCAACAGAGCTTCCGCCGTTGCCAAACGCCATGGTGTAAATCCATCCCAAGTCCCTATTGCTCAAGGTCTGCGCCATTGCAATACTGATGTTTTCATAATGTATTGCATTATGATCATCGTAAAAAATTTCTCCGTTGCTCGGATCATGTATTTTAACATGTCCCGAAATCTTAGCCAAACCAGGCTGAATCATGCTCGTTTCTCCACAAATTTTTCTTTTGTATTTGGATCAAAAATCCTTACAAATCCTTCAACACTAATACTCCCAGTTTCATTTGGGCGCTTTGCAGGAGACTGCTGTTCCACAGTCTCCTTAGGTTGTTGTGCATTGCTATCTGTTTGATCCATGAACTATTTACCTTGTTTTACAGCCCGCGTAAGAACCTTGCCGCATCAGTGTTTGTATCTTGCAACGCAACGCCGTCGCTAGGGGTATTAACACCTGGTTGATACCAATTTACACCACGGCGTACCAAAATAGTAATTCCGGATCCGCTTGCTGGTGCAGTATCAAATTCCACGCCAACTGGAGTAGACCCTGTAATAGTATATCCACTTGTAATTCTAGTACCGCCAACCCATACTTCAACTGCGTCAACTTCTAATGTGCTATCAGTATCGCCGAATGTAATATTAGTTGCTTCAAATGCCACAGTAGAACCGTCACCTAAGAAGTAGTTGCTATCAATATAGTTCTGGAATTTCTCGGGCATTATTTCACCTCGTCCCATCGCATACACAACTGCATTTGCTTCATGTGACACCACAGCGGTACCAGCAGTACCACGACGTAGGCTGCTAATAGTATTATTACTAATATCTTTATTTCGGTACATGATTCTTTCACCACCGATAGTTATTACGCCCCAGATGTTAGCTGCAATATCAGGCTGATCGAGCGCACTAGCATCATCTACATAAATGACATCATCAGTTTCGCTCAATGTTTGTGCTAACATAGTAGTCGAATTAGGTGTAATTCTGTAAGTGGCTTGAACACCGCGCATGTCTTGGAATATACGGAACGCCATTTCATTTGGAACCTGGCTGTTTGTAAACTCTGTGATCATTACTACATCTGTTGTGCCAATAACACCAAGTGAGCTAGCAAGTATAATCTCGCCATCTACTACGGTAAAATCATCACCAAAGAACAATCTATAACCGTTAAGTGTTACTGCCAATCTCGATGGAACTGTATCGGCTCGTGCCATAAACAAGTCGTTGTTAGTAACAACCACACCAGTTGTAAAATCAAAGCTGCCTGGTTCGTTATTCAATGCTGCTGGTGAATAGTCAGTAGTGTCGAATCCTTCTGTAGATACAGATCCCGACGATACTGGACCAACATACACTGTGGTTATTAGATTTTGTTGTCTTGTATCGTTCCAAGTAGCAACAGTGATAACGTCGCCAGCAATAGGAGTAACACCTTGCGTTGTATCAATAAACAACATAGATCCACTGTTGATTCTAGCTTGTGTTTTTGTAGTTACTGCAATTAAAATGCGTTGTCCTTCTGCAGGTGCAGATGCAAATGTAACTTGACGTGTCTCGCCAACATAAGGGTCAACAGTAAAATCAACTCCTAGTGTTTGCGGGATATCATCAACGTATACTAATACTTCGTTGTCTGATATTAACGCCTGACTAAAACCTAGTCTATCTGGCAACACATAAGCAGAACTTCCGTCGGCATAATGCTCAATGCCAGCTGGGGTTCGTAGACGTTTGCCGTTTATACCAACTATCATGTTTGCTGGGTTACTGTAAGCAAGGCTGTTAGTCAATGCAAACAATGTAGTAACGCCGTCGGCAACAATAAATTGTGTAGTTGGCGAGCTCCAGCTGTAATTTACAGTAGTACCGTTGATAGTAGTTGGTCCTAAAGCGTACAATGTTACAACATTATTGATTGTAAACGTTGTAGCAAAGGTAACAACTGTTGTGTTTCCAGTACCAGCGGCATAGGTCAAGTTAGTATATCGTTGGCCGTTTACCCATACATCAATTTCTTGAAGTTGAGAGTATGCTACTGGAATAGTAACAGTGTTGCCAATTTCGTTACCTTGGTAGGTGTTTCTATACAACTGATTGCCGCCGCCAACACCAAATGCAACACCTTGCAGTACATCGCCGGGGTTAATGCCCGATGTAACAGTAAATGTTCTAGTAACCCAATCCACAGTGTAATTTACGCCAGGTACTAGGTTTACATTCGATGTGCGGTTAGTTAAAGTTCCGCCAACTAGATAAGGCACTTGGATATACCAATCGCTAAAGCTAAACACTGCCGGAACTGTATTAACTTCAATTGCTTGACCGTAGGTTGGAAAACCATGGCCGTCAATTGCCCAATCAGATCCAGGACGAGTGTACACACGCATATCCAATGTATCAAACTCTGCACCTGGCACTAGCTCCTCGGGCGCAAAACTTGAGTAAGTGTCAATGTATGCTCCACCGTCGACATTAATATCAGTAGCACGAGTGCCAAGGAACGGATCCAGGTACGGGCTTTCATAGATAGTATCAAGTATAGCAGGATCGTATGTTGGACGGCCTTCGGGGCCATAGCTAATGTTATCATACGGATTAATGTCAAAGTTGCCAATGTCAAAACCTGTATTTTGATTAAATCCTACCCCTGCAACTTGAACTCCTGGATATTCGATACCGTCAATTAATAATGGTAACTGAATACCTGGTTGATTAACAGTAGGTGCATAATATCCCTGTGTACGGTCCGCAGCGCCGAGGGTTGCGGCTGGGACTTGCATCCAATAATCTGGGTCAAACGTTGTTGCATTACTATCTGAAGTAGCAGTCCAGGCCTTGTCGTTATAACGCACTACATCGCCTTCGCTGTACTCGGTGTTTGCTTCCCAGTCAACAATAGATGAGCTGTATTCGCAACGGTCATACTTTATAGTAGTTTTAATAGATCTTACAAGTTGGTTGCTCATAACAGCATAAGCTCTTGCACCACTACCGTTACCTTCGGTGATTTCGATTATTGCAGTAGTAGAATACCCAGCACCTGGCTCAATAACATTAATGGCTATCACTTTGCCAGCACTGTTAATAACGGCTTCAAGTTCTGCAGGTACTTCACAATCGCCAGTCACAATAACAATTGGTGGCTCAGTATAACCTATGCCGCCGTTGATTATTGTAACACTGTCAATACTTAGAAGATAATTTGCATACCACTCTTTCCAGGGCCAGCGTGTCCAAATTTCAGCATCGCTGTATGCGTCTGCTGTGCCATTTGGTGTCCCAGTTCCAACTGCACCACTCTTGGTGTACGGCAATAGCACAGGGCTAATATATTTTGGAATTTCCAATGAACGATCATAATACGCAGGAACATCAAAATCTGACATTTGCCCACTATACATATCCTGTCCGTTGTATGTTAGATTAAATTCACGTATTTGAACGTGGTAAGGTTTAACTTCCTTAATATAGTCAAGAACGAAATCTTGATTGTCTTGTCGGTAGATCTGGAATGGCAACAATTCACGAATCTTGTGATTTACATCAATTAAACTAGTTTTAGTCAGCCACTCTGGCGCCTGGAATTCACTTAGCATGTAATTAAACGCTAGAATCAATGCTTTGTTACGATAGATTGAAAGATCATCAATAAACAACTCTTCGTTGATTGCTTGAATAATTTTTCTAGTCTCGATTACAGGCTCAGAATCGAAGTATTGCACATCAAACACTTCAACGTCAAATCCGTAGCGACCGGCAGTATAATCCCAAAGCACATTACTAAATGCAATAGTACCATCTTCGAGGCCAACTCTATTCCAACCCGACTCCACTCGTTGATAGATTTCCCACTTGCGTTGAGCATTGGTAGTAACTTTAACACTCGCGCCCAATGGTGTTGTTAATTCTATAGTTGCTAAGTCAGGATAAGTCGGTACTTCGGCAACTGGAACTTGTGTATTATTATAACTTGCATCATACCAATCAATATAGTCCCAATATTTTCTTGTATCGTAATTCTGAACTCTACTCAATTGCGTAGATCTTGGCGACCCTAATAAATCTACCTGTTGGATTACTGTATAAATTGACCAAAGTCCACCATTGGTAATATCTGAATCAATTAAGTATTTGTATCCAAGATTAACTTCGTACAAATCCTGATACGATAGTTCTTGAATATTGTTTAATCTCTTATTCCATTCGTTACTTGATGCAGTCGGTTGTGGCTCTGCGCTGTTTAGCAAGATAAACGCACGACTTTCAGTAATCGGGAATTGGCGAAGAACAGAATTAGAATACGTTAGATAATTCTTAAGGGCAGCAAATCTATCCGCAAACATGCTTTGTCGAGGACGGAATTGTACGCCATAACGTTCAGCAGGACTTAGTGTCACATCAGGAACTAACGCACCAGCAGCGTTTACACCACAGAAACTATCTTGTAACTTTTTGTATAAATTGTTACTCAAGAAGCCATCTGGATTGTCTTGTGAAATTAATTCATACTCTGCATGGATGTTATCGTCAGTTCTCTCTCTATCAAACCCAATATTAATGATAGTATCCGATGCGCTCAAGTACTCAAGCGCATTGTAGATTGCAATAGTATTTGCATTAAGAGGTGCAATGTAAGGGATTCCCGAACCTCGTGGGTTTTCGATATACCTAGCAATGCCAGTGGTACTCAACGTTTTCCCGGCGGCAGCATTGATTGTATCAACTCCCGATACCCAGAAATAGTAGTTTGTAACAAACACGCCTTGCTGGTTTAATTTTGTTCTAACAGTATAGCTAGTAGTGTTTAACGGAATGCCCGGACCAGCATATGATGCTGGCGGAACATTACTTTCGGTCCATTGATAAATCTCTACTACACTACCTGGGAATAATTGTGCCCAGCGGCGACTTGTGTAGACAATATCGTTTTGACTCGGGTCAATAAATCTAGTAGAACTAATATCCCACCAAATTTGTCCGACAGTTTCTTCTGCCCAGAAATTACCATTGTTATTTGTTGGCCCTTCATTATATTTCGCAGGATCGTTTGAGCCAATGAAATCAATGTTCTGTCTTGCAGCCCCTAAAATTTTTCCTTGCAACGGATTAATATAATCAAGGAAATAAGTTTTGCTTGATTGTAGTTTGTTGTACATGTAAACATTGTTAAACAAGTTCACATCTGCGGTAGGCTCTTGCTCATGGATTGGGAACCAAGCAGGGCGGTTTGTTGTATTTTCAAAGATTCCAACATTGCCATAATCTACAGAGCTATCTCCAAGATCACTTCCTGGAGAACCAACTAATAATCTACCGCTAACATAGCTAACAGATGCGCCCCACTGATCAAGCGGTTGTAAATCTGTGTTGTAAATCTGTTGGCCAAACACAAATTTAACAGGATTTGTTATACTTGAGTTTGAGCTTGCTAACAAATCAAATGAATACACAACACCGCCTTCTATTACAACAGACGAGAATATTGTGCTACGATCATCGATTATTGTGGTATTATTATCAAATGTAACAGGCTCGTATGTGTTTCCTCCTGGTGCACCTACAATTAATGTTAATGCATCAGAAGAGATTGCCAACGCTGAACCAAATTTTGCATTCACCGAAGGGTTAGGACTTGTAAGAGTCTGTGTGTGTACATAAACATCAAATCCCGCATCATCGAACAAAGTACCTACAAGGCCTGGCAATACAGATAGTTTGTTGAACTCAGTAGCAGCGTCTAGATTAATAACATTTATTGTTATTAAACCGTTTCTAACTGATGATGTAATGTTCGGAAAGTTTGCATCATTGATGTCTGATGACAACAATTCGATCCAGCTGCTAGGTTGCCAATAGCTAGTATTAGTGATCAGTGTTGGGACCGGGACGTTTCTAATTGCCAAATATATATTGCTGCCGTCAATCACAAATGTACCGGCAGTATATGCTACCAACGAGTCCCATGTTGCAGGTGTCGATAGTGTGACTTCAAAATCACTAATGAACATTGTATCACCTGGGGTCAAAGTAGGTGATTCATTAGTAGAGGTTATTACACCATATAGTCTAGCTTGGTTTACAAATCTTTCAACAGATCCTGCTTGAATTTGTAGTGTGCCATCAGTTGGTGCTCCGATGTAAAGGCTACAATTCGTTGGGCATATATCTAATGCTGTACCAAAATTAGATTCGTCAAACGGTGCTGCCGCTGTAACAGTTTGCGCCAAGTTAAAAACGTTGTTCTCAATCTCGATTACGTCGCCGATATTTAATGTTAACGAGCTGTTTATAATTACATCTGTGCCGTCAACTGAGTATTGACCGTTAATAAACTGTGCAGAGTTGTTGAGGTATTCCCCGTTAAGAAGAACTGCAACAGGCGCATTAAATTCTGCCGGTAACTCAAACGTATTTTGCGATGTATTACTGACAATATACTTAACAACCCCGCGGCTAAACACATAACTTGCTCCACTATTGTTCACAGATGTATCAGCATTATTTGCACCAATAACAATAATTCTGCCTGTATCTGTTTGTGTTATGCTTGCACCAAATCTTGAATCTGGTGCAAGTCCTTGAACGTCAAGAACATCAACAAATGTAAATTGTGTTTTAGAAGTAATAGCAATGCTTGCACCATACGCAGGCACAGTATTAAAGACGATGTCGTATGCATCTGTGCTATCAGTATTAAAATCGTAATCGATGAATGGTCGTTGTAAGATACCATTCACTGTCACTGCAACTGACCAAATATCGTCAACACCGTACAAATATGGAGACACTGGGAAAATATAATTATCGGTTATACCAGTACCACTTATTGTAAACGAAGTAATGCCGCCGTCGTCATTGACTCCAGTAACAGTTAATACCAGGTCGTTTGCAGGTGTCGTTGGTGTGCTAGGTAAAGAGTTTTCTGTACCCAACAATGTACCATCGAATGTTACTGTGTCGCTGATTGCGTAACTAATACCAGCTGTTGTAACAGTTACAAAATATTCACCTCGTGTGTTAGTGATCGAGAATTTAGCATTTAAACCCGAACCAGAGGTACTATTTTGTGAAACTTCGTAGTACGTCTGCGTATCTAAAATTTGTCCTTGCTTACGTTGTATAATTACATTTTGATCTTTTGGCGGCAGTGTAGTCAACACTACACTTGTACCTGTTACAGAATAATCGATACCAAATGTTAAAAGTTTATTGTTATAAACTACAGTAAGTTGCTCTGGGTAATCTGGATCAATTACAATCTCGCCACTAAACGAATATATTTTTGTTATACCATCTGTAATGTGTCGTGAAATTTGGAATTCAACATCTTGTTTAGTAAATGCATAGACTTTGTTATTGCCTGGAGCGCCGATGTACATCCAGCGCTCATCTTTACTAACCGATACTGCGTATCCAAACTCGCCTGTGCCGAAGTCCTGGTCTGGTGCAACAAAGATTTGTCGTTGTTCAAATGCATTACTATCTTCAGCACGGTAAATTGCCGAGGCGTAACCCATGTTATTATTAGATGCACTGGCACCTGCTGCCATCCAACTTTGATAACCAATGTCAACTGCGTTACCGTACCCACGGGTACCAGTTGTGCCTAAATTAAGAATAGTGTTCTCAGCGTATCGATTTGAATTATCTCTCAAATAAGGGTAAACTGCACCAATCTGAGTTGACTCCTCGTAAGGTGTTCGATACCCTGGTGCGCCTACTGCTGCAATAATATTTTGATATCCTTGTGATACTACACTACCGAATCGAGAGCCGTATGATGGAGAGTCGTTCGGGATATATCGATTTTGTGGCTGCACAAATGGTGTTTGCTTTTCCAGTACCTGCCATAGATTTTCACCGTTATTGTCTACCCAGGCTCTAGCGCCAGCAGTCAATTCAGTTGAATAACTTAAATTAATAACATCGCTTGCCTGTGCAACACGCATGGTTCTTAGAACAACTGCAACCCCTTCGCCGACAATACTTCGAGACAGTGGCAATTCAATCACCACGGTGTTAGCTGCGGGCACCGCTAATACTCGATAGACTCCATTTACATTGTCTGCAAAATTACGAATCACAACTACATCATTCAATGACAGATTATGTTTACCTGTAAATGTAACAACACTAGTAGAGTTTAAGTTTGTGGAGATTTCTTTTATGAATCCTGGGACTGGCATGCAACGATATACACCCCAGTCGTATGCGTTAACTTTTGCTGCCCAAATAGTTGTACCGACCCCAATTGAGTCTATCACGCCGGGTGCAAGATTTAAATCGGCATCCAATGAGAACACTGTAATGTCAACGTCGTCAAGATTTACATACCCAGCAGTGGGCAATGCAGAATCCTGTATCGGTGTTGTAGTTGTTGGGAATACATCTGTCGTTGGGATCTTATAGCTTTGACGCCATAGATCACTTAGTAAAATTTTCTGATCAGCTTGACTTTCGTCACCAACATTTATAATCTGTACAGTAGCTGGATCAGCTAACAATAACGCTTCATTAAGTCTGAGCTCAACGAAACTCTTGTTTGCAGTGGCACCGTACATGCCTCTGAGAATTGCCCAATTCTCATAAAGATTGTATTCAGCAACTTCTTTATCAGTGTTTGCGTTACCAATTAATTGAACGCCACGGATAGTTCCTTTATCTTTGAGGAATTGTTTGTAGACATTGACTTGACTAACATCGTCAAGATTCAATGCTGCCATATATTCTCTAGGTCTAAATCCAATAAGGCCAAAGGAAACTAAATCTTGGTCTGTTTCTAAGTTTGCAGTGTTGGTATTGTAAGAGTTTGCTAACTGATCACTCAAGTTAGGCAAGTTCTGCAACAATCCCTTTTGAATTTTTGTGTAGTCGCTCTTTACCCAGTCGCTGTACTCAAATTCTAATTTTGGCTGCACAATAGTTTGTGCCGACCAATAATTATTTTTGTAGGTAACAATCTCGCCCTTGGCATATTTTTTCTGCGATTCCCATTCTTCAATCGTTGCACTATTATTAAAAATAAATCCTTGCGCATCCAATTGTCCGTTCCAGTCAGAGTTAATAATAGCGGTTACGTTAATTCTACTTTGACGAGCACCAGTAACTGGTTCGTAAATTAGATCGTTAAACACACTAATATTATCTAAAACAACAATACTTTCGTAATTTGTAAACTTAAGATCCAAATAACTGATAGTTTGTTCGCTTAAAGACGATACCTTGAAAATGTTTTCGTTGCGGTCCACTACCAAGTTGCGAACAGGAATCGTAGATCTATTCTGATCAAGGATACTATTTTCGGGCGTTTGAGCAACTATACTATCAATAATCGCTTGCGGTTGCACTGCTGTTATACTAAATGCAGTTGGATTAAGGTTAATAACCGCACCTGGTTCCCAGCCTTGATTTGCCCAGTATAAAAACTCCTGTGCCATCTGGTTCCAATTAAGAGTATATCCATTTTCTCTATCGTTGAATACAACTCCTTGTTGCTCGAGCAGCGCCCCATAGCTCAACAAGAAGTCGACAACTACAGTTTTGTTAGTGAATACATACCCGTACGGTACCTGTGCAACTTCATCTGTATATTGAACAGGTACCGTAACACTTTGGCCACCGGCGGTGATTGTAGTTTTAGTACCGTAGGTTTTGCTAACCAATGTATTGAAATACGGTGCAGTAATACTATAACCATATAACGCATATCCGTTTTCTACAACTTGGAAAATAACCGAACTATATGTTATTCTCTCAAAAGGCTGGTTTTTGTATAGCAATAAACTATAGCTTTCGTCTGGCAGTAATAAACTAGAGTTCAAGCTATTAGGACTAGACTTCTCTGTATAAATCTTTAAGTATTGCTTATCAGTAAACGCACCAACACGATAGCATAGTCGGACGTCCAGGCTTGCAAGATCCTTCGTTAGATCTTCTGTGCTGTGTAAACCAGTTTGTTGATTATAGTCAACAATCCAGTTAATAAAGCTAGCTTTACTTGTGCCATTGCCGTATACTTCAACCCCGTTTGCATCCAATCTATAACGGCCATTGTACAAGTACTGGTTATAATCAGTATCAAATTTGTAAAGGTCTCTGTCAGCAAATAATGAGAAGAATTCTGCAGGGCGAGTCAACGCATATAAACGCATCAATGCAAATGGATAGCTAGAACTCTTGCGCCAAGAATATTCTACCGGGCCTTCGTCCCCGACCGCCCAGGATTTTTGGAACTGACTTGAATCGTACTGACCTACTACACTATCAAACGGGCTTAATAATTCGCCTTCTGATCCAGTTGGAATAATTTCTGTTAGTCTTGGTCTAGCATACTGAGGCAGGTAATATTCACCTGCTGGGTCAGCAACTTTACCTACAGCAAGATCATCCCATAACACAAAGTTATCGCTTGTGTAAGGTGCAGCGCCGTATACATCTTCCCACCATGTTGGTTCAATTGAGAATCCTAACATTTCCCAAGGAGTAGTGTTTGGACTTGTAGTGTCGTAAAAATATTGATACAACCCTCTCCAGGCGCCCGCTGGCATTAGATCCTTGTTTAATTTATTTCCACACGCACTATAGTTCCATGTAAATTCGTTAGTTGCTACATAGTCTTGCGATTGATAGTTAAGTTTGTTCCAACCTATCCAACTTAAAAAGTCAGTAGCTAACATTGTGTTAACTTCATTTAATGTATAATCAGTTGTTCTGAATTGACCAGGTATGATGTCAACCGAAGTTATAGGAAGTTTACTCTTGATTTTTAAGTTGTTAAAAATACGAGTTTCAAATTCTAACAACAACTCGTCTCTGAAGTCTCCGAACGCCGCAGTTAAACTACCGTCATGCCCCACAATCATTGTCTGAGGGTTTACATAATTGGTGTCTACATAAATTCGAGGACGGTAAGCAGGATACAGTCCCATTTTAGTCGGAGTGTTAGGAACAAAATTACCGTAAGTGGTATCGTATTCTCGGATAGTAACAGTATCGCCAACTGATAATTGAGCGTTAATAGTTAATCTAGGACTGTCTAACGAAACAGTGTAGTCCTTGTCGATTATCAACAATACATTATTTAGATATACCAAAAGCCCTTTGTAGTTAGAGCTTGAAAAATCATACGTGGTCGAAAGATCAAACACATTAGTGCTAATAGGAGTAATTTTTACAATCGTTTGGTTATACAACGAACTAGCTGGTAACATGTCGGACCAATAAAACGGCGATGTTTCAATCTTACCAGCATTGATGTCATTGAACGCTGCTGTGATCATGTCAGGGATAGAGAGATTGGTATAATCGTTGCGAGTTACAGTGTCTAACAACTGAGCCTTGAACTTTTCATATTCTCTGCTGTTATACTCGAGTGATGAAAAAATGTTATACTCTTGGCTGCGCATAAAGTAGCCAGCCATTGTCATTGGGGCACTTTGTTGCAAAATGTTCTCGCCGTACGGAATAATATTTCCTAAATCTCGACTATTATTTGCACCATTGATTTTGCCAGTAAGTCCTTTAAGGTTTTCACCGATAGACTCATAATGAGATCTTACTGTACCTAGTGTGAATGTTTTGCTGTTCCCGTTTAGCGGGTTGTTTTCTAAGTTGACAGGGACCTGATAGAAACCATATTTGCTTGTTAATGCGCTCAACGCATCAACCTCAATGATACTTCCAATGCCGGCAAATTCGTCAACGGTGTTAATAACAATAGTTGTACTATCACCTGATACACTATAAGTGTAATCATTTGGGTCAATAAAGATGCCGCCCACATAGAGTTGGATCGCAGGAAATTTTGATGTAGTGTCAACTGGTATATCAAGTACCAGTGGGTCACCAGTGTACGTAAAACTAAACTGTTGTCTTACTGCACTCTTTTCAGCAGCAGGTTGCCAACCAATTTCTTTTACGTAGTTAGTTCTTGTGCTGTACTCACGCACATTGCCTTGGCTAATCAATTCAGTGCTTGACACACTGTCTTTAGTATAAGTGAATGAGTCAGAATACAAATTGTTATCAAACACAATATCACCGACATTACTCAAACTTAGATATTTTAAAGGGAAGCCTAGAACTGTATCATCTGTACCTGTGCCGACTGCATACGAGAATAATTTACTCCCGCTAAAATTAGTCGATGGGTATTTAACACGATTGCCAAGGCTTATACCAACAGAGTCATATACATTGAACAACGGTGGTTGATTTGTTTCTGTCTTCTGCTGAGATTCTAGCCATTCAACGCCATCGTAATAAAAACTTTTACCTTGCTGTTTTATACCCGACAAACAAACAACTGTTTGGTCTGCGGTAATAACAGAATCTGCTGCCGGAACTAAGTTAATAATTGGTTCAGCAATCAGTGGTTGAATAGTATCCGGAATAATAAATTCAACGACATAAATTTTATTACGAACGTTTGGATCCGAGTCGCCTGCAAAAATAACTCGTGAGCCGTTAATAAAAGAATAGCCGTCGATACTATAACCAACACTGCCATTTATATTACTTAATGCATCAGTTGCAGCAAAGTCAATGATATCAACTGGTTGCTTGCCCTCAGTCCCGTAATTAAACAATCGGGTACCAGCCCTGAATTCAATGATGGGACGTTTGGCTCTAAAATTATTATCCAGTGTTGCTACAGTATTATTATACTCAGCCGATGCATTAATAACATCAATGTGGAACCAACGATTCGATCTTGCCCAGGCATTGAGGTCAATACTAGCTCGGTTAATAGTAAGATAATCCGGGACTAGTGGCTGATTTAAACTTGCGTCAAAGTTACCAACATCATAGGCTAAACTATCATAAGGAATAGTTGCACTTTGTGTGTACGTTTCTGGTGTTACAAAGTTAGTAACTGGCAAGAGTTTAATTGCTGTACCAACACCTTCAATGTAATAACTGTTTCCTTGGAAACTGGCCGGTTCGATATTACCAATGAATGTAATCTTTAACCCATTGGTGAACACTACCCCATTTGGACTTGTATAATTTTTCTTCCCAATGATTTCGTTTACATCTAACGTGCCTGCATCTTTTTCGTCAACAATCTGAATACGACCAAAAATTTCTGGGTCTGTAGCGTCTTGGTAATACAATGTTGTTTTGACCGCAGTTAGCAATGGGATCTCTTCAAATACTCCACTTGCATTTTTAAACCATTCAGTACTTGAGTAAGTAGTACCCGATAATATTGTAAACTTTTCAAGATTGTTCACTGACAATACAGGATTCAATCTAAGGTATTTGTTGCCGCCTTCGGTGGTAACATAGCTAATCTGCCATACACTATAACGTTGTGACGGCTCGATTATAGTTGTTTGATCAAACAATGTAGTATCATACGAACCGATGCGACTGTTGTTGCCCGATGATTCAATTAATGGATCAAACTGTGTTGTAATTTCCCAGCCGCCTGCTTCTGGATCAGATTGTTGCTCCAAGAACACAATTGTTTTACCATCTAAATTTGTAATACCATCAATACCCAATGGGTTTTGTAACAGGAACTGGTCAACAAATATATTGTTTATTTGATTAAATTTTAAAGAAGTAACTAAATCAACGCCATTAGTTGGCAAGTTACCATTAATGTTAGTTAGACTATAGTAAAAATTTTGGGCAGTAGCTAACGGAACGTTGAAAGTTACAGTTCCTAGATCTTCGCCGTTGTTTTCGACGCCCAGGACATTTCTGCCACTAATGTTAGGTGTTGCAATTAATTTGCCGTCAACACCTGGATCAACTTGAATCCAGAATCCTGGGCCAGTCCCGGGCACTGCATCAATAATGTTTAGTGTGCCTTTTAAATTTCTTTGCGTATCGTTGCAATAGTACAATGTATCCGGTGCATCTTGAGGTACAGTAAATGTAACTCTTCCATTGATTGACCCGTTGTTTGTTACACCAGTTGTATATTGATTGGTTGTTCCTAATGTAGGATCTGTCTTGATGTAAAACGCATATTCGTTTCTTGTCAAGTTAAACACATAGGTGTTACCACGAGTAAGTGTTAATGTAGGATTATTTTCGTAGTCAATTACAAACGAAGAGATACCATTTGCTGTCACACGGTAGTTAACAGTTTCCTTTGCATTTTGAGCAACATTGAAATTGTATGTTCCTCCGCGGACTAAGCGTATAACAGGATTGTTACCTGGCAATCCACTAAATGTGTAGACACCATTTTCTCTAGTAACATCAAATGAGTCAGTCATTGGCAACTGACCAGCATATATATCCACTGAATCTGGTCCGGCAGGTAACCAATAGTATTGACTAAAGTTCGAGAACTTGTCGAGATCAATAAACGGGTCCCAGGTGTAGTAATCGCTTGTGTACAGTCTGTCAGAGTCGTCTGTCAGACCGCCGGCAAGACCAATTGCATCAGTGATGCCTGGATATGTAATAACATCCTTGACGTTACTTGTATTGTACTTTTTAAGAACAACTCCTGGCTCAAGTTGGTAGTTTGTTCTTATGTCAGTTGTTTCTTTAATATACTCATCGTTTGGGTTGACGCCTGGGCCAACAGTTCGTCCGACAAACCCTTGAATTTTAGTAAACGCTGGCTCTTGCACCAGTTGATCTAACGTTGCCGCAAGGAATTGCTTGTTCGTAGAAGTTTGAAAAATCTCAGGTAAAAATTCTACCGTTCTAACTCGTGCCATCTTAAATTACTCCACTGCCCGGTGCTGTACGAAGGTTCGTACTTGTGAGGGCTTCAATCACATCAATGTTATTTACTGTCGCTGCATTTACGAAAATTTGACTCGGAGTCGATCGTATCTCGTATAAATCACCAAAACTCTTTTGCTTGTCAAGAGGTACCAACACAACTGAACTAATTACTCCTGCCATGTTATCATGCAAGTAAGCTGCTAGCTCTGAGAAGTAAAACGTATTACCAAAGTCCCACTTGTCGATGCTAAAAAATTCATTCATATATGTAACTACCAGATTTTTGATCTCGCTAACACTTGCGGTGCTGTTGAATGCTTTAATAACTTTAATAGTTGCTCTCAAGCTCTCGTCTGCCTTTTCGCCAAATAGTGGTTTAAACTCTACTGAGTTTAGAATCATAGTGTCAGAAATCATTTTAAAATCTTGAAGACCTTGGTACGCTGTTGTTAGTTCGTTAATCGTAGGAGGCAATGGCTCGGGCACAGTGCCAGTAACGTCACGAATATAATTTTGATATGCTGTATAGTATTGAGATGTTACAACATATAAATCAATAATGTTTGTGGTGCCTGGGTCAATACGTGCTGTCAACGGACTATTGTGTCTATACTGGAAGTATAGATCTTGACGGCCAATTCTTGCAATCCACGAATTACTCACATCTGTTAATGTACGCAATCCAGTTACTACACTCACTGTTAACTCATAAAATTGCTCTGATGTGTATGCGTAGAACACTTGGCCATTAGCGTATTGTTCTTTAACTAGTTCAATATCATCTAACGTTGCGTACTCAGAATTTACACGTCTACTTTCAACTAGTAAGTATCTCTCTAAATTATCAAAGTCAACTGTTTTTTCTAGAAACACAAGTTTCGATGTTGGGTTTATAGTAGGTGCAACAATTTCGTTAAAGAAATCAGGATTGTCCGGGACGCCATCAGCATCACTATCTCTGAAGCTAACTAGAACTTGAAAGTCATCAACAAACCCGTCGCTTAACACAGGTTGATCAACAATTTCAAGTTTAACGTCTTCAGCTAATGGTAACGAACTATCTGGTCTACTGTTAGTCTTTAACACATTAACAAAGTCTTTAATTACAGTACCAGATCTGCTGTCGTAAACTTGTTCGTCGCCATAAAAGAAAAATCGATTTTGTAATACTGATCCAAAGAAATACGCAAGAGCTCTTGAACTCACAGTATATGTGCTTCCATCAGTATCAAACTCCACTAGCCAACTTGAATCTAAATTAGTACCAGAGGTGCTGCCAGCGTTTGCTAAACTAAATTCAGCGCCTTGCGCCAAATTAGTAGATGTAATCAAATACCAAGTTCCTGCTGTCCCTGTTATATTGCCCTGGTTGTCGTAACCGATACCAAAATTTCTGTTTAACAAAATTTGTTCAGACATTGCACTTTCGAACTCTACCGGTAAGTCAGTGACAAACACCGGAATAACTTCAGTAGCAATTGCACCAGTTGGTATAAAATTATTCAATGCAACTGGACCGATACCGCTTGGTAAGTTTCCTTCTCCGTTGTTAGTACCATCAAGATACACACTAGTAGGACTTGCCCATATTACTAGCTTTTCGTCAGCGCGAGAAGGTGTGCCAGCTCTAAGTCTGTTATTAGCATCAAAGTAAAAGCCCGGAGGTGGCACAAATTTTACTAAACTTCCGACAATGATGTATTTTTTATTGTCAGCAGTATATGGGCCAATTGAGACTGGATTCCCAAGGGTGTTAACAAAATACCCAGTTGTTGTATTTGAAATTGTAGTACTTTGATTCCAAGATACATTCAGACTTGTTAGACTAGGTCTTGGAAACTTAGCATAATAAAATTGCTGCATTAAGTTAGCACGTAATATCGGCTGCACTCTGTTGCTAATAACGTTTGCAACTTCGTTGTTAGTTGAATATGTAAATTGGAATGCAGGCAACGCATAGTTTTCATACAATGCGCCATCGCTTGCAAAACTATTAGTTGATGCATATTTGCCAGTACCGTCTACTAATTCTAAATATCTACTTGTTCCGATACTAGCACGATTCAACGCTTTAGACTTAATAATTGAGTTATAAGCAGTGAACGGGAAATTATTATAGTCTTCACCGTTGACCATTCGGTTCTGTGTGTAGTAGCGAGCAGGAGCACGTTGTTTGATCTCTTCGATTGTTTCACGAGGTTGTGCATTTGACACCGGTGTAGTAATACCGCATGTGAACGTAATTGTTTCTAACTGCCCAGTGCGACTGATGTAGCTAATCGGGATCACTACGCTTTGCATTTCTTCTGGGTTAATAATGTATCTTAGCCCATTTGATGCACGAACATAGGTTCTAAATGTGCCAACGGGTATTGCAGAAAATACACCGTCACCAAAATTTAAAGTAATCTGATCGTTGGTGCGGCTGGTAATAGAAAATAGTTTTCTAACACCTGGTTCTGTTTGTTCCGCTGCTGCGGCATAAACGCTTTCGACCCATTTCCACTCCGACGCAACTGATCCCACGTCATCAAGTTGATACAACCAATGATCGTCATTGTTACAACCTTCAATGTTGATCGGAACTGCTCTATTGCTTACTCTGTCTGCTAAGTTAAAGTCTTGACTTTGTAATACACCTTGTTTAAACAAGAAGAAATATCCAGTGTTAGCTGAATTAAATCCTAGCGTATCGTTACGGAATAGAATATTGAACTCGCCATTGGGCTGAGGACTTGGCTCGTAGACATATTCCTTGTTAACCGACGTAGCATTTACTGCTTCAAACGGCATGCTCACGCCATCTACTGTTGCAGTATACGGAATAACAGGAAGGTAGCCAGGTACTAAATTAACAGTGTACTCTGAGGTATCCACACCTAGAATATCTGATCGATTACTTGGTCGGCCAATTCTCTGGCTGCTAACAAGGCTAGCATTGATAATAGCAGAAAATTGTTCCTGCCAATTGAAGTTTGTTGGATCTGCCCAGTTAATTGTAACGTTTGCCAAGTCAATGCCATTAACATCAGTTACATTCTCAGTTGTAGTTACTGAGAAAATTTTAAGGTATCCAGATGCAGAAGTATTACGTTTTGGTGTGTAGCTTACTAAGTTTGCTAGTTTAACAACACTGTCTCGGCGTTCTGCTGTGTCAATATAACTTTCTCTGGCGTTTAAGTCATTACGGAATGCAAGACTTTGCCCCATAAAAGCAATAACATCAAGTAATGCAATAAATTCCGAACTTTCAATGTAATCATTAAAAGTTTCAGGATAGTATAAACGTAGATAGTCTACAAAACTTTTACGTAATGTTTCAAAGTCGTAGCTCTGAAAGTCCGCTTCGCGGTAAGTTTGGTAGATTCTTTTCCAATCCTCTACCCCGAAAATAGCAGTTTGTCTAGTAGTCTTAGCCATAGTATTCCATTATTTGTTTATTTATGGAACTTAAAAACGGCTCAGTTAAACATAGCTTGCGTTGCGTGTATTTTGATCAAAGAATATAGACAAGCGTTCTGGTTCTGTACTAGGGACCAAAACTATTTCAATCTGCATCAGTAATCCATTTTCTTGTGGGAATATTTCAACTGTTGATATTTGCAGACGTGGGTCGCCGCCGGCTACTCTTTGTATTTCGTTAATTATAGCTTGTTCTGTTTCAGAGGACTGACTATCAAACAAGCTATCCCAAAGTATTGTTCCCACTTGTGGACGTCCCGGTATTTGCCCCTGTCGAATGTTAAGGGCGTTCAAGAGATCACGTTTAATCAACGCGGAATCTGTCAACGTAAACTTTTTATACTGACCTTGTGTGTTAAAACCAATGAATGCAGGCATGTGTGTATTTAACCTTGATTACTGCCAGGGGCAAATCGGAATGTGCCGTCATCTTCAGTTGTTACAGGCTTATTAACTTTAATTAATGACCCATCGGCTTGTATAGTGGTTGCTGTGTTATTGGTAACCCCAACAGGGATATCAGTGTACTGCGGAACAGGAACTTTAGGGTTATCAATTATATCAGCAATTGCTTGATCAATAACATTACGTTGTGCGTTCGCTCCGTCTGGGGGAGTGTTAATTAAATTAACTTCTTCGCCAAAATAATCTACAAAATCAATTGCATACTGCCCTTGGCGAGCCACAATAGTTAGATCAATTTGTTCTTCAGAATCTGCAAATCCGTCAGTCCATGAAACAACACTGCTAACACCATATTGTGTAGCCGGTTGCACAAAAGTTGCAACTACTCGAGGATCTTCATTCCCTTTAAGCGTGCCTGAATCTACTAGGCCAACAAACGCTGCAC